TTGGTATAGGTCATGCAAATCTTGCAAGATGGATTTTACCAAAATGTAAAATGGGTATTCAATGACTGAATTTTGGATTGTAGTAAGTGAGCATTTTAGCTAACCTGTTACAATGAAATTGTGATTAGCATAATCGTGCTATACTTATTTTAGGAAAGGAGTTGAAATGTCAGAAGAAAATTTAGACTTATGGATTGACCAGCTAATTGATTTAATAACAAGGTATGTTATGTTAGAAGTGGGCACTTCTATGGGCACATTCTTATCTGTTGCCCATACGCAAAACTATAATCCACACGCAAATATAAAAGCTAAAATTCACACTATGTTGAAAGAGGCTTTAGGCTCTTTTGAACCTCACGATATAAGCGCCGAGTTGCACCATCATGATATGCAAAGATTATAGGATTATCGTGCTATACTAAACTTATGGAACCAATGTTGATTGTTATCGGTTTTGTGATTGGGATGGGCGTTTATACTCTTATTGACGATATAATCTCAGGGCACAAGTATAAGTCGGATGCTGAGAAGACCGAAGCCGATCGGCACGCAGAACGTGAGCACGATGACGAGCTGCACAGAATTATGTGGGAATAATCGTATCTCGTCACTAAATTGCTAAAAGTGACGAATTACCAATTCTCATATAAAACAATAGACGTTTTTCGTCTATTATCCTGAACTCATGTAAACCTTTTACAATATCCTTTTCACGATAATAATATGCTATAATCCAATCAATCCAGTAAACTGGAGGTGGAAGGTTTATCCTTTGACATCAGCCCAGAACAGTGGGCTGATTTTTTTGTGTCTCATTTTGGCTATTCTATGAGACACAAACTGTTTTGTGGCTCAGCTGTGATACACAAGAGTGATATTTATTGTCATTAAAACATCAGCACTTGACAGATTTCTTACACAGAGTATAATACTTCTAACAGTACCCGCCACGCGAGGCATTCCAGCAAAGCCCTGCGCAAGCTGAAGTTGGAGCAAGTCAACCTCATAAGCGCTTATGAGAAAGAGCCAGCGGACCGAGGCGGGTCATAGTCTCCCCCGCTCCTTAGGGGACGGGGCGCGAGAGCTGGGGTTCATTCCTGGCTCTCTGCTTTTATAGCGAAGCATCCTGGTGCGAAGCCCACTGTAAGTGTAAGGAATATCAGACAAGCCAGCACTTGATTTAATAGTGCTGGCTTGCCATTCAAAAAGGAGGCTTAGATGTCCCTATTTTAATCCATAATTTGTGATATAATGCCCGTGTATAATGTTTGTGGAGGAGAACAATTGTCAGATAATAATAACCTGCCTACACCACCCCCTGGAACTTATTATGATAAGTCTGGCTATCTGAAAGATAAGGAGACGGGGAAGTTTGTCAAGGGAACTAAACCAGGCCCAATGGTTGAAATGCGTAAAGAGACTGGTAGAGGGGCTACTACCAGGTCTCTTGCTAAGGCAATTAAAGATGCCTTTGAAGTCCGCGTTGATACAGTCGATACGCTTGACGAAAATAACCGCATCCGCAAGAAACGTAAAGCCATTATGGCAGATGCCATCGCCCAGATTATCACTACTGGCGAAGTGTACCTGCCTGGCTCTTTTGATAGGCGTGGCCGACTCCGCCCAGGGAAACATTTTGAGTTTAGCGCCGATGAGTGGCTCTCTAACTTGATAAAATTGTTACGCTACATCGAACCGCCTGTAACCGAAATCGGTCTGTCGGAAGGAACTAAGGGCATCATCTTTGATATGCCCGTCAAGCGGAAGGGGGATGATGATGACGATGATGATATTGTCGTCCAGAATGTCCAACCCGCCCAAATCACCGATGCAAGTTATGAGACCATCGAAGAGGATGAGGAACAAGAGGAATAGTGTCGGAAACTTTTAACTTCTCAAAGATGGCAAATTTCACGCCTAAACAACAAGAGGCGTGGGACTCACTATTCAAATACCGCTTCACCCTCTTTGGGGGCAGCCGCGGGCCTGGCAAGAGTTATTGGCTGCGCTGGGCTTCTCTCGGCTGGCTCTTATATTGGTCTAATCATGGCTACCCTGGTCTGGTCGCTGGACTGTTCACCGAAACCTATTCTAAACTGCGCGACCGCCAAATCAGCAAGATCGTCTCCGAGTTCCCCGATTGGCTGGGCACTTTGCGGGAAGGTAAGACATTGGGGCTGGGCTATTACATCAACAAAGAGTATGGCGGTGGCGTGATCTGCCTGCGTAACATTGATGACACTGCTAAATATAAGTCGGCTGAGTTTGCCCTGATAGCCATTGACGAACTGACCGAACATGCCGTGGACGTTTTCAATATCATCTTGGGTTCACTCCGCTGGCCTAACTTCCCCGATACCCGCTTTATCGCAGGCTCTAACCCAGACGGTATCGGGAACGAGTGGACAAGAAACTATTTCATCGACCATATCTATCCTGAGGAAATGCGCCCATACTCCGACCAGTTCAACTTTGTCAGAGCGCTGCCCGCCGATAATAACCATCTGGACGAAAACTACTGGATGATGCTGCGCGGATTACCCGAAGACCTGCGCCGCGCCTGGCTCGAAGGCGATTGGGACGTGTTCAAGGGATTGGCATTCCATAACTTTAATAAAGCCAAACACGTTGTAGAACCTTTTGAAATCCCCGATTATTGGACACGCACAGTCGGGATTGACTTCGGCACGAATGCTCCATTCTGCGCCCTGTGGGTCGCCCGCAACCCAGATAACGGACGGGTGGTCGTGTATAAGGAATTGTATAAGGCTGGGCTCACCGACCGCCAACAAGCCCGCCTTATCATGGATAACTCAACTGACGAAGAATTGCATATCATCCGCTTCGCTGACCCCAGTATGTGGAACAATCGGGGCGACGAGTCATCCACTTCGGCAGCTAAAACCTATGTTGACAACGGGTGTATAATTATCAAAGGCAATAATAATCGTCTCAATGGTAAACGGGCCATTGATAGATTACTGATGCCTATGGAAGACGGACAGCCAGGCATTTTATTTTTCAATACCTGCCCGAATATTATCAACCAAATGAGCCATTTAATGTATGACAAGAATAAACGAGAAGACGTGGACACCCACATGGAAGACCATGCCTACGACGCACTTAGGTATGCCCTGTCTAACGTGCGCGATTATATGGGACATAAGAAGCTGCCAAAGATTGAAAAGTCTCCCTTTGCCCAACTTGAAAGGATTTAATTATTATGCTAACTCTATCCGAAGCTAAAGCCCACGGCGAAGAACTGTTAAACCGCTATTCTAACTTGCATAAACTGCAAGATAAGATGGACGAGATGATTTTTATGGAGTGGAAGAACAAGCCCGAAAATAAAAATCTCAAATTTACCATCTCTCCAGAGCCCCGCAATGAATTTTTGGGCGCAATGAGGCTGTTAACTGCCACAGACCCAATTATTAACGTGCCTTCTGACAAGAACGATCGCGCTTCAATCGAAAAAGCTGACTTAATCGAACGCCTGTGCAACGCCGTCATCTACCAAAGCGGCAGAATCATGCAAAAACCCGTGCATTATGACCTGGTTTCATCCCTTTTACGCTATGGACAGTTCCATTTGGCTATCATCGACACCGATGACCTGCTTAATTTAGCCCAAAAGTCCAATAAAAACATGTCCAAAGCCGCCAGAAAACGTTACGAACACATAAATAAGGCTACTCCATACTTACTCGAGCCACTTGACCCTAAATGTGGCTCTGCCGAGTTTGATGAGTACGGACTGCGGGCTTATTACCGCCAAACCAGCGTAACTTATGCCTATTTGTTCGGAAAATTTGGCAGATTACCAGAATGGGAACAGCGCGCACCCACCGATACCACCACTTATCACGATTATTGGGACTTGGATGTACATTACGCTTGGGTTGAAGGTATGGACGAGCCGCTTATCGGCGGAAAACACAATATGCCCTGTATTCCAATCGTGGTTCAGGGCGGCGAAGGCTCACGCCTGAACGAAGAACCCGAAAAACAGTTCCAGCCGTTTTTATATACCATCGAAAAGGGCGAACTGTGGGACAGGCATAACCTACAGCTATCCGCATTGTTCACTAATTTGTTCGCCGTAGCTTCCAACGCTACCTTCATCCACAAACAGGCCGTTCCTGGCGAAACCGAAATGGAAGTGGACTGGTCTGTGCCAGGCGGCATCTTGCATCTGGGGCCTGGCGAGGACTTCCAGCCCGCTGAATTTAATGTGTTCAACAAAGACACGCTGTATAGTATGGATTTGTTAGACAAGATGATGGAAGAGTCCAGCATCTACAAACAGACTCTCGGCGGGCCTACTGTGGCTAATCAGGCTTATTCAACGGTGGCATTACTCTCCCAGTCTGGACGCCTGCCTCTCGTGGCTACCCAGCGCACAGGCGGGTGGGGCATTGGCACTGCTTTTGAGCTGATGTTTCAGATGATTCGTGATAGCGGTAAGAAACGGACT